TGCCATTCAGTATATTAGTGCTTTAAGATATTATAAGTGTGAACTCCGGTATACCGGGATTTTCTCATCCGGTCAGGTATGATGAGACTTTGAACATACCATATGGTATGGTATATCTTTATCCAACATACCATGCAATATGGTATATTGTGACAGTCATCATCGAACGGGACGGAGTACGGTATAGAAGGACATCTGTTGAAGTACGGGAAGATCTACACATATTAGCAAAGGAGAAGGGATGGAATATGGCTGCGATGTTAAATAAAGCGTTAGAAGATAAAAAGAAGGGGAAGAAATGATGATTATGGCAGTACAACGGGAAATATCCTGCCTCAACACCACCTGCCAGTACCACGAGGGTTGGCGGGGATGCGGAGTAACCTCAGTACAGGTCGGAGCAACCGGGCAATGTTTGAGTTTTGCTGAGAACGACAGTAAAGAGACTGAATAATATGACAGAACCACAAAAGAGAGCGTATATATCAACGAGAGTTTTTAAAAAATACTCTACCAGGGCCTGCCCTTATTATCTTAAAGAGATGAGAACCATAGTCTTTGGCCCGGATGTCCCTGAAATCATGGAGGAACATGGGTTTATCAAACTGCCGCAAAGTGCCGTATTGTATACGTATCAGGAAACGGTACTGATCCCGGATGATGAGGGAACCGGAGATATTGAAGTGCCCTTGATCTGGTTGGATCCTGATTTGACTGCTGAAGAACTAAAAGAGATTTTTAAACCATAAACGGCAATTCAGTTTAGTAACAGATGAAAAAAGTTAGAGTTATTCCCGGTTCTTTGGTTCCTTCTTCTTCTTCGGTATTAATACTCTGGCTCCGACACAGATTTCTTCTGATAAAAACCGTTCATCGAGAACCCGTACTTCGTCTTCTGGCATAATTACCAGCGGTGTGGAAAAAAATTGCTTGCAATGATCTACGTATGACTGAACGGCTGCATAATGAAACGACTCAAAGAACACCTGGTCGAACTCCCCCATGTCCACTGCAGCACACCAGGAATCAACTTGCGGGGTCATGAGATCACCTGCAGTTCCCCAAGAAATAGTCCTTCTTTCGCTTTCTGCATGTAGTAAAAATGTTCTTCCAGCTTGGGTACAATATCCTGGTTCCAGAACCGTCTCATCCGGGCCATGGTCCGGGGCCTGCCCTTATTCTCGATACCGGGCCTCCAGTCTCCAAAGAGAAGACCGATATGGGTAAAGTCAAGCCTGCCGCCGATGCTCTGAAGATATCCTTTATCCTTGAGAATAATCTGGATCTTCCGGCCGGTAACATTGAACTGTTTACCTAACTCGGTCTCAGTGAAGACTGCAGCTTTCCGGATCGGGTTCTGCAATGGGAGCTGGTTCAAACATGCGATTGGTTGCCCGGTCTGTTCCTCAATGAGTGCGAGTTCTGTGTTGAGGAGCGTGGAAAGGTCGCACCCAACGGCAGCAGCGATCTTCCGGCAGGTGTCAATCCGGTCCTGAACGATGTTAGAGAGTAAGGTCGGGGAGGTGGCGGGGAGTAACTCATGATCAATGACTTTACCTATTGTCTGAATCATCCACCTTCGAAACCGAATTACTTTCTGTTTTCTTTCTTCTGGTTTTAAACTCGGCCAATTGACTTCATTTAGGAAAGTTAAGATCCCATCACGGTTAAAACACAAAACAGACTGCAATTTACCCGAGAGTTGCATGGTGTGACTCTCGGCTAATCCTTCGAATATTTGCGATTTACGGCGCACTAATTGAGTAACTCTTTTGTAAGGATAATCCACAATCTTTCCCACTGCATACCCTGTATACCACTTTTCCCCATTAACTTCAAGAAATTCAACTGTGTCCCCTTCAAATTCGAGAGACGAAAGGGCTATACTGTCAGAAGGTACATTAAGAGTACCAATACCATTGGTATCCCGCTCATACATCTTGGTGGAGGTTGGGCGGGGATTACTTCTTTTAGTCATCTTTTATCAAGCCTCTTGCTCTGCGAAATGCCCTAAATGCATCTCTAACTACTTCGTTACTGTTTGCATACTCACCAGTGGCTATCATCTTTTCAATATCTCGAATTTCATGCATCGTAAACCGAACACCGATGCTTTTCGATCTTTTATCCCTCACTAAGGTTTCCATTTTTCACGCGGCTACATGCTGTAGCATGCATATACTACATTGATCTTTTACAATATAATAGTTTTGGTGCACATGAGACGGACACGAGATAACTAAATGTATTAAAACATATTACTGTAGCGATGGCGAACTACAGGACCCCGACAAATATTCGGTTTCCTCCAGACTTACATCCCAAAATTAAAGCAATCGCCGAAGAAAGGGATATCTCATTCGCGCAAGTAGTAATTGAAGCGTGTTATCAATATATTGATGGAAAAATCCCAGGCCTATGTCCTTCCTGCCATCACCAGAACGATCCTGATTCTAAGTTTTGCGGTCAGTGTTCTGCATCATTGGGTTCTGATTTTAAACATCTACCCATTCAAGCCGAGGCCATATCTAATCTCTCAATGGACATACAAGCGTTCGAGAATTTAGAATCCATTGATGAATATATAACCAAAGTACAAAATGAAATAGGAGCGGTCAATATCCATCTTGAAGCGTTAGTTCGATTAAGACAGGATATTGCTAACAAGATGAAGAAACAATAGATGTTGAATAAATAATTCCCGGCTTTCCAGTTTTTTACAGGTTTTAGATTTTGATAATCTTAAATCAAAATCAATAAATATCAATATCCTAATTTTATTTTTAATATTATGGGATTAATGGATCTTTTTAGGATATCTGAAATTAAAAAAGAGAATGAAGACCTTAAACGGTATATACAAAGTTTGGGTGGGGATAAAGTTACTACTCTGAAGAACCAGTTAGCGCAACTTAAATATGAAGAGACAGAAACCCGTAGTAGAAAACAAAAATTATTGTCTCAATTAAAAACATTAAATGCAGAAATATCAAAAAAGAAAACTCAAATTCTATCCTTTGATGAAACTATATTATTAGAGTCTTTTGCTCTTTATACTCCACATTTTGCTTTTGAGAATAGCGATGAATATAAAAATAAACTTGATATTATTCGCAGAACTCAAAACGAATATATTAAATCGGGTCATGCAGCAAAAGGAAATATCAATTGGACTGTCAACGGTAAGAAATCCGAAGGCCAAAAGATGGTAAAAGATACCATAAAACTTGTTTTAAGGTCTTTTAATAATGAATGCGATTACTGTGTTGATCATGTGAAATTTAATAATATAGAACTGAATGAAAAGAGAATAACAACATCCTATGATGCAGTCAACAGATTAGGCAGAGTAATGGACATCCAAATCTCTCCGGATTATTTAAAATTGAAACTTGATGAACTTCATCTTGCATATGAATACCAAGTAAAGAAACAAGAAGAAAAAGAAGAACAGAGAAGAATAAAAGAAGAACAGAGAGAACAACAAAAATTAGAGAGAGAGATAAAAGAAGCCCGTGAGAAAATAGATAAAGAAAAGAAACACTATGCAAAAGCAATCGAGGAGATCCAGTTAAGACTTGAAACTTCAACCAATGAATCTGAAATATCGGATCTAAAAATAAAATTGGTCAAACTAGAAAATACTTGTAAAGAACTCGAAAACGAAGAAAAAGAGATAGATTATAGGGAACAGAATGCAAAAGCTGGATATGTATACGTAATCTCAAATATCGGGGCTTTTGGAGAAAATGTATATAAGATAGGTATGACCAGAAGATTAAATCCCTATGAAAGAATAGATGAGCTTGGTGATGCATCGGTCCCCTTTAAGTTTGATGTTCATGCACTAATCTTTTCAGATAATGCACCGAGTTTGGAAGCAAAAATACAAAATCATTTTGAAAAATTCAGATTGAATAAGATAAACAATAGAAGGGAATTTTACAAGGCCAATCCAGACGAGATCGAATCAGTTATTAAAATAAATTATGATAAGACACTTGATTTTGTTAAAACTCCCTTGGCAGAAGAATATCGTGAAAGTTTAAAAATGAGTGCTTAAAAAACGCTAAAAAATCCAATGAAAAATGCCGTAAATATAATTAATAAAAAAAATCCGACTATTATAAGTATAATTATTGCACCTATTGACATCCCCTCTTTTTGAGGTACATTAAAAGACTCTTTTCCTTGGTTTTCATAAAATATTTGCTCTCGTTTCCAAAAATATAGGGGTAATAATATCCAGAAAAAGAATAGTAACAACCCCCATTCCCATCCTTTCATCTTCCCCCAAGTAGATCCATGAGGATTCGAACCGGCGTTGAGTGAATCTGCATCTGAACTGATATACCAGGCACATATTACAAGCACAATAAATCCTAAAATAGGAAAAATCACAAAAGCAATTATGGGTACTAAAAACAAAGGCAATATCAACCAATTTGCTTGATAGCCCCCTGTATTTCTGGTATATTGGGATTTTTTTGTTGAACCCTTTGATTGTTGAACGGGGGGGTTATCATCATCTACCTCCAATTCATCATCTTTTTCCCATTTGGTCAAATTTTTCTCTCTGTTCTTCTGGTAAGTTTCATTTCCCGGATCTATTGTTAGCGCGTTCTGGTAACATGTGTCGGCTTCTTCATAATCACCAGTTTTCGTCAGAACGACGCCTAAGGCGTTCCACGCCTTATGATTCTGGTCGTCGGCATCAGTAACTGCCGCAAAATATCGGGCGGCCTCATTATAGTTCCCCGCTTTAAAGGCTGCCATACCGGCATCAAAAGACATAAACCACCATGCGATAGTATAGTTATTCTCCCGGCTTATATCTGCCGAAAAATAAGATTATTGAACTTTCCAACTAAACCTTTTCAAACAGGATCCCGTGGTCACCCGGATACAGTTTTGTGTGATCATTCTCACCTAACCAGATATCACGCGGGATGCCGTCCGGGAAGGCTTTGCAGGTGTGGGTTTCGATATCCTCAATATTGTAGTGTTTACATTTGCTGCATACTTTGCTGTTCAATCGAAACAAATACCAGGAACCTTCTCCATCTAATATATTGGTCATGATCGAATCTCTGTTAATCCTAATTTTTTATAAAACTCAGGTTGGAGTATTTCTTGTCTTCTCACTAATCCTTCTTCCAAAGTGATCCGCCCATATGCTTCATCTGCACTGATCTTTTTCATTTCTTCTTTGTGTGTAGTTAAAACATTTTTCCATGCCGGTTCTACTTCATCTGGTTTAGGCCATCCAGAACTTGGCCGAGATATTGAACATCTATTTCCTGTAGGTGTTACTACTATCATCTCTTTTACATTATTATGACATGCATGTAATAAATCCCCTATTGAGAAATCTGCCCTAATAGTCCCAGGATGATTATGTATCAATATTTTATCGGTGGTACTTTCTTTGATGTCTACCTGCATAGCTGTCCCGGATCCACTGCCGATAAGATTTCCAAATTCATCATAGACCCCGTAATTCTCAACGTCACTGCCTTTGTAATTTTCTGACCATTCATCGACCCAGGTATCTCCTATCACAGGTAAAAATGTACACCGGCAGTTAGGGTGAACGGGGAGATTAGGGGCGTTATTTATCGGAAATATCTTGCCATCGTTGTTAATGCAGGTATCACAACACCGATCATCCGGGCCTGCAAGCCATTGGATTTTATCTATACCATCTTTCTTGTATCTAGTAAGGGCCCCCTGGTTGAGACCATACATAACTTCGGTCCGGGCTATCAGTTCTGCCTTTGACTGACCTTTCCCGGAGCCGGCATCAATATACGGAGTAAGCCGTTTTACTAACTGGTCAATACCCTCACCCCGGAGCATCCCTTCGGTGAGTTCAGCCAAGATAGCTTTCTTCTGGTCTTCGGTCATCCCCTTGATGTATCCGAGGTTGCGTTCAATCAGGGCATCAACTGCAGCCTGGTTAGCCGGGATGTAGATGTCTGCTTCCTTTCTTTTCTGTCTCGCCTGTTGCAAGTTGATTTCAGCCCAATCAATTCCATGCTGCCAGAACCGGGGAACCTGCTTATCCAGCATCTTCCGGACAGATTCCATCTGTCTGATTTGAAATAGGTCTACCTGGTTACTGGTTTCTGCCAGGTCGTTGAAGTTATTCCGGATGATATCAACTGTTCCGATCCCGAAGTCATTATAGACTCGAACCAGTTCTTTTTCATATGAAGCGATCAGACGGTCGCTGCGGGTCGGGTCGTCCTGGACCTCGCGTGTTCTCCGGTCAAAAGCAGATGAGATCTCCCGGCACGTTTCCGAATAGGATCGCCCGGACTCAACTGCAGTCAGGATTATTGTCCTGATATCAAGATCCCAAAGATCCGGGATGGATCCGGGAGATCCGGCTTCCATCAACCGCCGGTAAGAATCGGAGAAGAGAAACTGGTACCGGGAAAGTTCGGTCAGAGTCTGGATCTTCTGTTCCCGGTAGAATTTCCTGGCTGATTGAGAGAACTGCCTGGATCTCTGCTGATCCAGGTATACTTTCTGCAGGTTTATCGCAGCCCTGGCAAACTGTGCGACTGCTTCATTTTGCATCTCTATACCATAACTTCTTGCAGTTTGGTTGCTGCTGCTGCCAGCCGTTCGATAGCCGCCGACATCCCGGGTATCTGGTTCATCTTGTCAAGTAATGCGGCCGCCATTTCATCTATTGATACATCATCCGGCAGTTTCAGGTCGAGTGATTCGTAGACTGCCTTGATGTAATCTATCGGCCTAACCACTCCGGTGATGATCCCCTGCTGGTTCAGGGCGGTGCTGTTCAAACCCTGCAGGTATGTCAATGCGTCCTGACTCCGGAGCGGCGGGAACGAGATCTCGAACTCGTCGTTCCCAAGGATCTGCGTAAATATTGTCTGAAACGTTTCAGCCCATGCAGTCTGCCGTTCTTCGATGAGCGGGAGGAAGTTCGCAGTCAGTTCCTGAGCACTGGCACGGTTCCCGGTCTGCGGGTTGCCGGTCAGCATGTTTTCCGGGATCCCGGTCGAAGTGCAGAACTGCATTAAATAGTATCTAGAGTCTGCCGGTCCGACGATCTTGTTAGATCCTGCATCAATGACCTTGTAATCGTTCCCTTCTGTCGCAACGATCTGGTTCCCGACCTGATTCCGGTGATGTCCGTGCTGTTCGTGACTGAACTGGTCATGAAGAGCAGCAACCTGGGCGTCACCACCTTTCGTGGTATACATCGTGGCATATTTCCGGAGCATCTGGACTATAGCCGCAAAGTCCAGTAGAAACCCTTCATAGGCCCGGTTCCAGGGGAGGGCGGAAGTATACGGAGAAAGAGCCCATTTCTGTTTCAACCCTTTCCCTTCGGCCATGTGGAACACCAGCACGTCTTTGTCCACTACTGCATGGATCCCGTCCTGGTTGACAATACCGGCATATCTTGTGTTGAACAGGGATGGGTATGCTTTCGTGTGCTGGCTGCCTGCAGAATCAATCCAGGACCGGATATAGAACATCGGCAGGTCAGCATCCTGCGGGTCAGTGATGATATCCCCGATTTCATAGGACGACCATACCCGCACCTGCACCGGGTTTGTCTTGATCCAGATTGCAAGAAAGATATTCCCGCCTTTCTGCAGGTCGTGATCTGTTTCAGTCAGGGCCTGTGATCCAAATATGGCGAGACGATTCTTCGGATCTTTCATGATTGCATCGATGGTGGCCTTGTTCCGGGTGTTTTCCGATGTGATGTTGAAAGACAGCCCGAATGTATACCTGGTCTTGAGGTCGATTGCTCCCCGGACCAGCGGGGAGTACTGGTATGCATAGTTGAGCAGATCGTGATACAGGTCAACATCACTCTTCTGGATCACCCTCTGCTGCTGGTATCCGCTGAGAAGCAACCAGTGCCGATCCAGGGCAAGCCGGTTGTCCCAAGATTGATCCGCATACCCTTCTTTCAGGTTCTCAATATCCCGGGTGAGTCTCCTGGTTTCTGCGAGGACTTCCCTATACTTGCCGTCGAGGGAGACGATCTGTTCACGGGCCTGGGTGAGTCTGCCGCCAGTCAGGGTATCAGCAATTTGTTCCCTGATATGGGGCATTCAGGTATCACTCCGCAGGTAATCCAGATAATCACGGGAGGGTATGAACTCCTTCTTGTCCCGTTCTGCCTGCAGTGCTGCTTTATGGTCC